CATTTTATATAACAATGGAACAGCGTGGGTTGGTTATTTGAATCAATTCCCTAGTACAGATCCTAATGGTCCTATCATTAGTGCTAGTGCTCCATTAACACAAAGTGGTGGCAATTCTCTAGTAACTGGCGACATTTGGATCAATAGCTCTGCTGCTGATAATTTTGGTCAAGTAATTTATGTTTACAATACCAGTGCTGGAACTGGTGCAAATGGTTGGGTATTGCAAGATACTACAGATCATACAAGCCCTTATGGTTGGGTGTTTTCTGATGCACGTTGGAGTAACACAGGTACAACTGTAATGGAAACAGTAACTCCAATTGCAACATTGTTAACTAGCAACTATATTGACCCAGATGCTCCAAGCCCATTATTGTATCCACGTGGAACACGTTTATATAATACTCGTCGTAGTAGCAACAATGTTAAAATGTACATGTCTGGTTACTTCAATGCCAATGGAACAAATCCATATGCGAACAATGAATCTGAGGCTAGTTATTGCTTAGATCGTTGGGTAACAGCAAGTCCTAACAATGCTAAAGGACAAGGTCAATTTGGACGTCTTGCTCAACGTAGTGTTGTTGTTCAGGCCCTACAAGCAGTAGTAAAAACAAGCACAGGCGTTCGTGACACAGATACATTGAAATATAACTTGATTGCAACTCCAGGTTATACAGAGTTAATTCCAGAGATGGTTGAATTAAATTCTGATATTGGTCAACTAGCATTGGTGCTAGGAGATACTCCAATGCGTTTAGCTAGTGATGCAACAACATTACAAAATTGGGGTAGCAATGCTGCCAAGGCAGCGGTTGACGGTGATGCTGGTTTAGTAACAGCAGACAACTATCTAGCTGTTTACTATCCAAGTGGTTATACAAACGATAACAAAGGTAACAATGTTGTTGTTCCTGCAAGTCATATGTTGTTAAACACAATCATTAATAATGACAATGTTGCTTATCCTTGGTTTGCTCCGGCTGGTACTAACCGCGGCGGCATTACAAATGCAAGTAGCGTTGGTTATGTTGATGCTAATGGTAATTTTGTAACTACAAGTTTATATCAAGGTCTACGTGATGTATTAGCTGGTGTTCATATTAACCCAATTGCTACATTGCCAGGCGCTGGTTTAACAGTAATGGGTCAATACACTAGAGATGCATCTAGCACAGCATTGAACCGTATTAATGTAGCACGTTTAGTTTGCTACTTACGTCGTCAATTAAACGTATTGTCAAAACCGTTCTTGTTTGAACCTAATGATAGTCAAACAAGAAGCGAAATTAAATCAAGTATTGAAAACTTGTTGTTAGAGCTTGTAGCTCAGCGTGCAATATATGATTATGTTGTTGTATGTGATACTACCAACAACACACCTACAAGAATTGATCAAAACGAATTATGGGTTGACGTTGCTATCGAGCCAGTCAAATCCGTAGAATTTATCTACATTCCTTTGAGATTGTTGAACACTGGTGCTATTGCATCTGGCAACTATGGTAAACAAGCAACAGGATCGAACAATAGTTCAACAGGACAATAATAACAAGGAATAAGGAGCATAAAATGGCAAGTTTATCAAGTTTAAACAATTTTACAGTACCGTTAGCAGGTAACCCCGGCCAAGGCCAAGGCTTGCTAATGCCAAAACTAGGATATCGCTTCCGCGTTACCTTGGTATCGTTCGGTACAAATGGAACAGCGTCAACTGAATTAACTAAACAAGTTATAATGGTTGATCGTCCGAAACCAGAATTTGACGAAATTAAATTAGACGTTTATAACAGCACAGTAAAACTTGCTGGTAAACACAAATTTGGTGATATCAAACTAAAAGTTCGTGACGATGTTAATAACGCTGTATCAAACTTAGTTGGTGAACAGTTACAGAAACAGTTCGATTTCTATCAACAATCTAGTGCGTTTAGTGGTCAAGATTATAAGTTTTTTACATCCATTGAAATCCTCGACGGTGGTAATGGCGCATTTACTCCACAAACACTTGAAGTATTCCAACTACAAGGTTGCTGGATTAAAGGTGCTCAATACAGCGGTGGAGATTATGCAAAGAACGATCCTCTTGAGATTGAACTAACAATTTGTTTTGATAACGCATATCAAACTGATGCTGCTGGTAACCTACTTGGTTTCGGAGCAGCCGTTCCAAGAACAGCTCAAGTTTCCGCACTATAATATAAAACTACCCCCGACTAAGCCTGGCCTAAAAACCCAGGCTTTTTTGTAGACTAAATATTACTATGGCAACAATTCCTCCACAAATAGGCGTATACGGGCGCGAGTTCCCTACAAGTATTATACAAGATGGTCCATCGACCACAACGATGCAGACCTATGAACACGCTACAAAATTATACCTAGGTGACAACTACAAAAATGTTCCTAAATTTGGACACATGTATGTGGTAAAATTTAATGTTAATAAAAACATTCCACAATTGCCTACTTGGGATAGTAGATTACCTGCTTTGTTGGCCAAAGAAGTTGTTTTGCCTAAATTTAAAATTACAACAGATACGCTTAATCAGTATAATAGAAAAACTAACGTACAGACAAAATTAAACTACGATCCTGTATCAATTAGCTTTCACGATGATGTTGGAGGATCTGCAAATGCTTTTTGGATTAACTATTACAAATATTTTTATCAAGATAGTAATTACGGAGATCAATCAGGAAGTGCAGGTGTAAGATCGACTTTTGCAGATACAAAATTTGGAGTAAATGATTACCTATATGGATTTAATCCGCAAGTTAGGGGTTCTAAATCCCCTTATTTTTTAGATAGTATAGACATTTATTTGTTACATCGCGGCCCAGGACACGAAGATTATACACAATTTACTTTAATAAATCCTTTAATAACTGCATGGGCACATGACCAGATTGCACAGGATAATTCAAAACCCCTACGTAATAAAATGGATTTAGTATATGAAGATGTAATATATACAACTGGAAAAATGACGTCAAACGGGCCAAACGGTATTGATTTATTCGACTCTGCTACTTACGACAACAGTCAAAGTCCTATAGATGGTCAATCAGTATCTAACGGATCTCCTGCTAAAATTAATTTCTTAAGTGGAAAAGAATCTCCACTAAACGACTTAACACAAATTATTCCGCCGTATCAACAATACGAACCAGCTCCTCGACAACAACAAAAAGCTGGCCTATCTCTAGGTTCTATTATCAACGATATCAATATTATAAAATCATTTAAAAATAATCCAAGAGCTGCATGGAACGTCTATGGTATTAATTTAAATAATATGTTGAAGAGCGGACTAGTTGGTGCAATTAGTACTAACCCCGCAAACATCGTCAATGCCGCAGGAATTCAAAACGGCCAAGGAACATTGGCAGCTTCACCATATAACCCTAACGCAAATCTTCCGACTGGTAGTGGCACAGTAACTTCAATAAAACAAGTAGGTCTATTCGACAATTAATATGAATAAAAATCTTAGCAATTTACCCACCGTTCCACCACCAAGTGGAAATACTGTTGACAGCGTAATAAACACTTTTAACGGATTTTATTCAACGCCTATACAATTAAATGCAGGTTCATTTAATGCCATGGTAGGATTTTTTGAAAACAAAGGATTCGATTCTAGTACGGCAAAGTCTATCACATTAGTGATCATGACACAATGTCAACAAGATGGAATTAATCCTATGACCATCATAGATTCAATGAGCGGTCAAGATGCCGCATCTTTAAGTGTTCTTGCTACACAAATTTTAAATTATAACAGATACAAATCTAGTTACTTAGGCATTGCTAATACGGTAGCGCCATTTGTTCAAGTTCAACGTAATATATTAGCATGAGTCTTAAGTTTGCACAAAGCGTCTATACTCCTAAAAATCCTGAAAAATACGTAGGCACTAAACTGCCTTACTGTAGAAGTTCTTGGGAGACTACGTTTTGTATGTTTTGTGATAACAATCCTGCAATAGATCAATGGGCCAGCGAACCTGTTAAAATTCCCTATCGTGATCCACTTACAGGAAAACAAACAGTTTACGTTCCAGATTTTTTAATCAAATATACAGATAGAAATCAAAAAGGCCACGTAGAGATGATTGAAATAAAACCACAGAATCAAATGGTCTTAGAAAAAGTTGGAAAAAATCCTTACAATCAAGCACAGTACGTTAAAAACATGGCCAAGTGGGAAGCCGCAAGTGCTTGGTGTAGAAATCAGGGAATTAAATTTAGAGTTATAAGTGAAAAAGATATTTTTTCAAGCGGCGCCAAGAAATAATAAGTAATTGTATGACTAAGAAACTTGAAG